CGGCATCAGTGTCCGCAAAGACATCTGCGTTAGCGCGTAGCATGCCAACGGAATCGGCGGCGGGGAGCGACTTGGCTAGCCGCTTAACCTCTTTCACATCGATAGTGTCAGCTTCAAGGGCGGTCAGCAGCTCGTTGCGAATCTCACCCTTCGGTTTGGCACCACGCCCCGTCACCATGCCCGGAGCTTCACGAGCCTCACGCTTGCGCAGGTTTTTGTACTGTAGCTCTAGAGCCCGCACGGCACCGTCAATCTCGGCGTCCATCACGGAATTAAGTTCAGGACTACCGTTCTCCCGAACCCACTTCAACGCCGCATCTGCAGGAGCAACGGTGCCTGCTTTTACGCCCGAACCAGTACGCCCGCCGGTGCCAATAAGGGGGGAATCCGACTCTCGATAGATAAGGTCATAGGCAAGGGTGTTGAGGCTCGCTGCTAGGTCAGGCGCTGCCGCCGTCCCGGGAATCTGTGCCCGCAGAAGTTGTTGAATGGACCGCTGCGTCTGGGGGGCTACGTCAGGGTTGTCCGCATACTCTTGCAGCGCAGCGCGGGTGCCTTCATCGGCAATAGACTTGCCCTTGATCTTCTTAGCTACGGGCGCTGCTTTCGGAATGCCGAGGGCGCTAATGCGCTCTTCCGTTAGCTTTTGGTCTTTCGGGCGACGCGTGAGGTAGGCACGGACAGCTTGCTCCTCAGCGTTAAGCGTCTCGGGGGCAACGTCGGTGATACGATTTAGGCGGTCCGTATCCGTCGTTAGTGCAGAGGGCTGTGCTCCCGCTCCATCCACAGGCTTTGCAGTAGGTAGACCATCACCCGCCACTGCTCCCATGTCAGGTGCTTTAGGGACTTGGGGACCTCGTTGGGGTCTAGTTCTAGGACGGCCTGCTCCCCTTCCTCGTCCCACTCCAGGCTCTGCTCCACCGTCAGCAGGGCTAACTCCAGCTCCGGCAGGCTCAGCTCCTTCAACAGCTCCTGCGGGTTCCACGACAGGTTGAGACACCGCTGCAGTGCGTTCATCTACGGCCTCCTCCGTATCCTCAGCCATAGTAGCTTGGACGGGGGCCTCAGGAGTAGGTTCTTGCACTGCTTCTGGCGCGGCGGGGGCTTCAGCCTCGACTGGCGCTGCTTCTTCGGTCTCAACTTCAGCGTCGGCTTGTGCCGCTGCTGCCTCTTCTTCGGCTTGGGCCGCTAGTTCGCTTTCCTGTAGCCGTGCGGCAATCTCTTCTTCAGTGGGCTCGCCAGTAACTTCTGCTACCGCTGCATCAATGGCCGCTTGTTCTTCAGCCGTGCGCTCCGCCGTGGGTGCAGCCATGAGCCCCACATCACCGGGAGCCGTACCATCAATAGCGGGGGTTTCAGGTGCAGCAGGAGCCGGAGGTGCGACATCAGCGCCACGACCACGGACAAGAACGTCAGCAAGCCCCTGCAAGATAGCGCCAGCACCGGCACCGATCAGACCTTCCTCAAGGACCCCTGCGTCAACAAGTTCTTTCGCGGGGTTGTAGCCCTGCTCGACGAGGTTCTGGAGGATAGCGGCGGAAGCTTCTTGCGCGCCTTCGCCCACACCGGTAACACCCGCACTACGAACACGCTGACCAAGGCGCCCTGCAACGGTTTCGGCATCGATCTTGGTGGCAAGCCGTTCACCAACAGCGCCAAGACCGGGGATACGCAAGGCGCGGCCCAAGGCCGCAAGAGGTTTGACTACCGGTGCAATCTCCAAGGTACCAATGCCAAGACCCTGCAGCGTCGGTGAGGTAAGTTCTTCACCAGTCAGACCAGCTTCCCGAGCCCGTTCCCGAGCTTCACCAGCCCCAGCCCCAGCACCAAGAGCACCAGCAGTGCCAAGACCAATAGCAGCGGCAGCGGAGGCAGGAGCAGCGGCAGCGGCAAGGGCAGCGGGAGCGGCAAAGCCAGCAATAGAACCAAGGCCAGAGGCGAGCTTGTATGCAATAGACTCGGGGTCGCCACTGTCAGGACGGAAAGCCTCAGCGGTTTCTTTGATCGCGTCGCGGGCGCGAAGTTCGGTCTCTTCGTCGAGGAGTGCAGCACCGCCAAGAGCAGCCAGCTCACCTACACCGACAGCCCCTGCGCCGAATCCAGAGAGTATGTTCTCAAGAAACCCTGACTCTTTGCGGCGGTTGTACTCACGCAGTTGCGCTAGCCGTGCTTCTACATCGGCAAGGTCTTGGGCTCTAGAACGACGAGCACCTTGTTCTGCGAAGGCAGCGGCAGGAGAAGCAGAAGCCGTAGGTGCGGGCCTAGCCCGGGCGCTTAGTTGCTGGGTAGCAAGCCGGGCTATCTCCGATTCTGGAGTGCCTTGAGGGGCTTCAACGGGTACGATTGTGCCGTCGTTAAACTCGACATCAAAAATAGGCACCCAAAGTCCCCCTATTAGTCTCGGGTAACGCGCAGGCGTCCAAGCAAGCGTTCAACTAGGCCGTCTTGAAGGTCAAGCAATCCACCTTCATCAGCAATCCCCAGTGCGGTTGCGTCCGCCGCTGTTTGCAGATCTTTAAGTTCTTGTAGCTGTTCGGCAGTAGGCTCGTCTTCACCCAGAAGTTTTTGGTACCGCTGATTAAACTGTAGCTGGGCGCGCTGAACTTCCCGTTCATCAGCGTACAACTTGTTAATATCCGTGATAATCCGGCTAAGCAACGCTTCATCAGCTTGTTCGCTGCGCAGAGCACGAGCAGCGGCTTCGGCAAGGGAAGTATACTCACGGAAACGCTCAGCGTTCTCTTCCTTGTATTTGTTCCACTGCATCTCCGCATTAGCCTTGCTGCGCTCAAACTCATCTCGTCCGAGGTTACGCAGCATCTCCATGCCTTTGATCTTCATGTTCTTGGCATTGTCCACCGTACGGAGCGACTGCACGAGGAGGTCTTTGTTCATCCCCAGCTCGGCGGCTTCGATTTCGGTGGCGATATTCATGCGCTCTCTCAGGCGGTCACGCTCACGTTTCTCTTGTTCAAGCATAACGTCGGCGCCAGTTTGTGCCATGGACCGACCAGCACCCGCAGCGGCAAATTTACGCAGGACGCGCTCCCGCCGCAGCTTCTCGGGGTCGAGCTGCGCTTTGTCTAGGGCCGCAAGTTCTGCAAGACCTTTTTCTTGGACTTCTCGCAGTTTGCCTAGCCCCAGCATGTTGCCGTACTTCTTGAGCAGCGCTTCTTCCGATGGCTCAGTAGCGGTCATGGTGCCCTGTGCAGCCGTACGCAACGCGTCAAGCCCTTGCAAGGCGCCTATGCTGATTTCCGGTGCCGTGCCTTTGGTGTAAGTCGGACCTTTTTCTCGCTCTGCTTCTGGCGGAGGAGCGCCATCACCACCTTCTGAACCAGCGTCTGTTTCGACGCGCTCCTTAACGCTCGTTACTTCTTTAGGAGCGACAGGGGTAGGAGTTAAAAGTTGCTCTAGACGGGCATCAATATCCGACGGGCCCGTATCCCGTGCTCTATCGACGATGTTGCCGATAACCGTTGCCGCACCTTCGTCGCTGTAAGGAATGCGAGATGCTGCGCTGGCTACTGCACTACCAACTTTACTGGGGTCATTACCCGCTGCCTGCAAACGAGCTAGGTCTTTTCGCAGCTCGTCAGCAGCTTCAAAGTCCATTTTTCGCGCTTCCGGCAAGAACCGAGTACTGCCAACGCGAATTTCAGGCACATTAAGCTCTTCCAAACGCCGTGCGATTTCTTCTTTTAACTGTGCTCGTTGCTCGAACGGATTGCCCATAAGAGCTTCCGTCATAGAGGTTCCAGAGGCCATGAGCGGATCGGGAAGATCAGGAGTTTGGATTAAATCCCCCTCCTTAAAGGCAACGATCCCACCGCCAGCCATACGAGCGCCCTGCGGAGCAAGACCAGCGATACCGCCTTGCGGGCGAGCCATAGCCTGAGCCATGCGAGCTGCATTCTGTTGTTGCTGCATGGCTTGCTGACGCATCACACCGCCGACTTGCTGGGCCATCTCTTGCTTGGTACGCCCTAACATCTCTTGCTCACGTTGCTGGGCAACGGTGCCGGGCATCTGCTGCATCTGGGCTTGCATCTGACGGGCCACGGAGTCCTTCTCGGACTTCAGCTTTTGGAGGGCAAGCAAGTCTAGCAACTGCTGGCTCATCTGGTAGCGTTGCTGCAAGCCTTGCGGATTACCACGGTAGGCATCCATGCGGCGTTGGATTTCTTCGTCAATGCCCATAGCCATCGCAGTGCTCCGTTAGGTAGGCAGATTAGCTGCGTAATCGATTGCGTCTAAAGCGTCGTCAGGGCTTCCCGCATCGGGGATGTTCGCGCCAACACCTTCAGCGACAACTTGATCCCCCGGAGTAGGATTAAAGCCCCCGGTACCCTGCGACGACGCAGCGGGAGTCGTCTTAAACAAATCCGCTATGAAGGACATAAGCTCGCCGCTGCCACCGAGCAACTGCTGAATACCGGAGGGTTGCTGGTAGCTGTACTGCTGGGTCTGTAGCGGCAAGTCTTGGAGCAGGGACTGCATAAACTGCACCTGCTTGTAGGGGAACAGCTTCTCTTCTTCAAACTGCTGACGCGCAGCGTCGATGGCGGACTGCTCGATACCACGCTCAATGCCACCAAGGCGAGCCTGCTCCGACAGAGCTTCTAGGCCGAACCGATTGGCAGCATCTTGAGCTGCTTGCTGCCGGGCTTGCTCCACGTTGAACTGGTTCTGGGCCTGCGTGAAGGCCTGCTGGTAACCTGTTCCGGTGATGTCAGCAAGGTTGCGGAGAAGGTTTCGGCTAAGCTCAGACTCCATAATTGCTTGGCGCCCACCACCGAATGCTCCTGCCTTACTTAGCCGCCCTGCCTGCGCTACGCGAGCAATCTCTGCCTGACGCTGCGCCTCTGCAAGTTGGGGTTCAATAGCAGCTTGGATAAACGGGCTCATGTACTGCTGGGCAGTACCATCTGCGGTGAAGGACGTAGGAGTGAACGCCCCCATCTGTTCCGTAGGCACCGTCAACCCTGCAATCCCACTGAACGCCTGCTGCTGCGGCGCCGTGTACCCCGCCGTAAGCGGACCTTGGTAGGCTTGAAACGGAGTCTGAGCAAGGGCTTGACCCATGCCGAGCATGTTGGTGACGTAGGGGCCAGCCCAGGAAGAGAGGGAGGACTCCGTGCCAGTTTGCTTACCCAGTGCGGGGTTGGTCGGATCAGCCGCAGTGCTCATAGCTTATACCCTCGTTCCCGGCATATACTGCCGTGGATTAATCTCTTTGCCTTGCTCTTTACGACCGGTGCGAGCTTGACGAACTTTGTCCATCATAGCGTAAAGTTGTTGTGCTCCGGCATTAGAATTGCCGTTGCCAAGGTGGCTGACGACATCCGCAGGTACCACGAACTCACCATCACTCAGCCGGGCTTCTTGCCGCCCATCAATGCGAGCGGGCACCTTGTCTGCCATCCCGTCCGTAGGACCCCCAAGGTAGAACCCACCCTTAGCGAGACCGAGGAGACCACCACCGGCACGCAACTGCGTATCCCGTCCGTCACTGCCTGAACCGCCACCGCCACCGCCCCCACCAGTAGACACGTTTCCAGCACCCATACCCCCTCCAGTTCCGGCATTGTTATTTACCGGAGGGCGAGGCTGCGTCTGCTGGTTTTGCTGTCCTTGTGGCTGACCTTGCATCGGGGGTTGAGGCATGAGCCCTGCGAGGCCTTGGGCTTGAGCCTGTGCCTGAGCCAGTGCTTGCTCCAGCGTCGGTGGGGTCATCATGCTTTCGGGCTTTTGGGCGTAGATGGTGTCAGAGAAATAACGCTGGCCCATGGCACCGGGGCGAGGAGCTGCAATGCCTGCTTGTGGTACGCGTTCGCGTACGGCGACATACTCGGGAATACCCCCTTGGTACCCAACAGGAGGGTTAGTCCCGCCCGGCAGAAGGAAGTCTAACCCTGCGGACTGCAACACGTCATCGAAGGCGCCGGATTGGTACCCCAGCGTGGTCAGTAGACTGCCGAGCTGCCCGAGGTCAACGTCGTCTCCGAAGATGCCTTTAGCGAAGTCGCCTAGACCTCCGGTGATACCACCATAAATATCCCCAATAGCACCGGTAAATTTATCAACCCAGCTCATCGCTATTTGTCCTCTTCTAAGGCACGGAGGATTTGTCGGGTTAACAAATCAAGCTGTGCGCCACTTTGGAACGGTAACCCGAATAATCGCTCTTGCTCTGGTGTAGCAAATATACTAGAGAAATCGTACAGATACTCAATATCTGTGGTGTCTCCGGGCTTCACATCAACTTGTTCCGTACCCGCACCGCCCATGCCGAGCAGCCCAAGTAGCGTACCAATATCGGTGCCTAAGTCGTCCGCACCGCCGCCGCCTAAATCATCGGGGCCCGGCCCATCGCCGCCACCGCCTAAATCATCATTGCCGCCACCGCCACCACCTAGGCCATCACCACCACCTAAGCCATCACCACCGCCACCACCTAGGCCATCACCACCACCTAGGCCATCACCACCACCTAGGCCATCACCACCGCCACCACCTAGGCCATCGCCACCACCTAGGCCATCACCACCGCCGCCCAGGCCATCACCACCGCCGCCCAGGCCATCACCACCGCCGTTTATGACATCCTCAATCTCAGTAACGTCTACGCCAGTGCCAGTACCAGTGCCAGTACCAGTACCAGTACCTTCGCCATAGCCCGGAGGCAAACCGGGGAAATTGGGGTCGTAATCAACGCCGGGGATACCGCCATCAGGAGTGAATTGTCCTGTCCCCGTACCTTCTCCACCGCCGTTTATGACATCCTCAATCTCGGTAACGTCTACGCCAGTATCAACTCCAGTACCAGTATCAACTCCAGTACCAGTATCAACTCCAGTACCAGTATCAACTCCAGTACCAGTATCAACTCCAGTACCAGTATCTACTCCGGTATCTACTCCGGTATCTACTCCGGTATCTACGCCAGTATCAACGCCAGTATCAACGCCAGTATCAACGCCAGTCCCAGTATCAGTATCTTCCGGTGTGCCTACTGGCTCATCTACGATAGGGGGCTCGTCAACAGGCTTAGAAACGTCGTCAGGTGCAGGGTCAAACCCTGTTTCACGATCATCTACCGGAGGCTCAGGCGTACCAGTATCAACACCCGTACCAGTATCAACACCCGTACCAGTATCAACGCCGGTATCTACGCCAGTATCAACTCCAGTGCCCGTATCAACGCCAGTCCCAGTATCGACCCCAGTATCAGTGCCAGTATCTGTTCCCGTGTCGTCATCTTCTTCCTCGCCCCCGGGAAGTGCAAAATCAGGCTCAAGGCCACCGGGACCAGTAGTCGTAGTACCTGTAGAGGGCGGAATAGTCGCACCGCCACCGCCACCGCCACCACCGAAGAGATCAGGTAACTCGTCCTTTGCTTTTGCGAGGATTGCCCCGGGGTTGAAGGTACCCGCCCGAATCATCTGGTTAACGAAATCTTCGAAACGGTCGATCTGCCCCGTAGTGGCGCCCTTAACCGCACCTTTGAACGCATCGGTAGCGGTAGAAAAAATATCCCCTACAACACGCCCCAAAGTCCCCAAAAAGTCATCAGGATTGCCAGTAGTAGGGTCAATGCCTACGGACTGTACCCAGTCAATGAAGTCCTGCACCGAACCAAAGATAAGCGGCAGTGGCATATTGCCCGGGCCGGGGATGGGAAGTTCTATACCAACCTCAACCCGATCTAGGATTTCCTGCGGTACACCAGCATAGGTCCTTGAGCCCCGGGACGGGGTCGTGCTCGCTGTTGCACTGGACGTGGTTTCGGTTTGTCCGGGCGTAGTGGGCGCAGCGGGCGGAACATAGGGTCCAGTAACTGTTTCACCTGCGGTATAGGGGCGTTGCCCCGGAACAGTGCCGGTGTACTTGTTGAATTCGTCTACAAACGCATCGAACTGTTCTTGCGTCATTTCGCCGCTATCGCGGGCTTTACCAGCATCCCCATAGACGTACTGTCCACTCTCCAGTTGGTCCATGAGCGTGTTGAACGCAGTATCGTCAGGAGCCGCAGGGGGCGGCGTAGTGGTCGTCGGCGTAGTGGTCGTCGGCGTAGTGGTCGTCGGCGTAGTGGTCGTAGGTGGGGTATACCCAGGAACCTGCGTGGGATCACCATAAAGCGTTTCGTCAGTGATAGGCCCAGTGCCACCGGGGGCGCCAGCGTAAGCGCCATATCCGCCGAAAGGATCACCACCTTGACGCCCGCCACTAACTACGTTGTTGTAGTAGTCCTGTGCAAGCAAGTCGTTGTAGTAGTCTTCGAAGCTGTAATCGGGCGATTGCCCATAGGTTAAGTCTGAATATATGTCTGCAGCCGTACTATAAAAGTCAGAAAATTCCGCCGCATCAAACTCCTGAGCACCGGTCACCGGGTTACGACGGGCTGCGCCGGAGTCTACGACGCGCTTAGCAGGGTCAATGCCTGCACCAGCAAGAGCCCGCATCACCATGTCGGCAAAGTCAGGGTTAGCCTGCATCAACTCAGGCGGGATGATGGTGTCGCCGGGGGCGACGTGGGCAAGGTTCCGATCATCGCCACGGGAATACTGAGACAGGCGCGCAACGTCCCGTGCCATGGGGGCTCTGAGTCCGGCTATGCCTTGCCTACGCTTATCCATGTTTACCCCTACAAATTACTTACGAACGAGACGGCGACGATGGTTGAGGGGATACCGGGGTGAGGACTTGTTGCTGCCTCAGTATGCAAGCTCAAAGCGGTGTCGCTTGTCGCCCAGTACATCTCGATATATTGGCCCGCCGTCAGGTCGATAGAAAAGTTCCAGTAAACAGCCTTGTCGCCGTTACCCTTGATGGTTTGCTTCTGTCCACCGTAGGGCACGTCTGTGCCATTCTTGTTGATCCACGTCCAAATCGTAACATCTGACGAGTTCGTGTGTTGCGTCGTCAAAGTTACCTGAAAGTTGTATACACCATCAGCAGATACGGTGATCTGGGTATTGTCTACGCCTCCGATGGACGTACCGTTGCCGATATAGGTGTTCTCAAACTCCACCGGGTAACCAGTATTAGTTGCAACGGCGGTCTGGCCGGTCGTGCTGTAAAACAACCCCCGAGGCATGTATAGAACTTTGCCGCCGTCCTCAGTGCTCAGTATCTCGTTAATTACGTTGGTAAGGCGCCGGAAGAACAAGCGCAGGATGTTGTTGAACTGATCCGTTACAGATCGGTTGTAATTATCCTGGGCAAGCGGAAGGGCAGGTGCAGCAACCTTATCAACTTCATTAGCCACTAGCGCCGCCCATCCGGTCGCATATCAAGGCGTGGAGCGCCAAGCTGCCACTGTACTCCGAGTTGATCGGAGGCAATCTTCATGGATAGCTGGCGCCCACGGACCCTAACATTGAGCTGGTTGGTATACGCCTCTACGGGGACGGTCGCACTGCGTGTGATGCCTGCAGCATTGGTACCGCCTTCCGACGCAGGGCTGTTATACCCAGAGCCTGAACCAGCGAGGGGGAGTAGCGTTAGGGTGGCCTGCGGGGATTCAGCAGTCGAGCCATCGAAAGTAATATCCGGTAACACACGCCAAATAAACGCGAACTTATGGCCGTCATCCAAGTCAAATTCGGATGAGGTAATGTAAGCGTTGATTGCAGTAGGCGTGCCGGTTTCGTCATCATCAACCCCCAATTCATGATAGACAAGATTGTTAGAGTACGTCGCGCCGATGGGGTAATCCCGAAGCCCCGTATCGCTCCACGCCGTACGCGCTAACGTACCGTAGTACCAGATGTCCTCCATGTAGTTGTACACAACGTACTTATCGATGGTCTGCGAGCCCGCAGAGCAGTAAAACCACCAAATCTCTTGGTACTCTTCGTTCGTACCAGCAAAAACCTGATCGACCTCATCTAGGTTGAAGTCGTTAAATACATACCGCAGCAAGTCGCAGCGTAGGGGTTGCACTCGACCGTCGTAGCGATAGAACTTGTCCCGGCCCATCCAGAAAGCTACCCCCGATGCGTATACGGCTGCGCGGGGGCTTACGATGGAGGTGTTGTCCGCAAGAAGCTGCGCGCCCCATACGGCTGGCGCCCCAAGGTACTGGATGGAATACACCGCAGAATCGGTCCACGTTAGGATTTCTTGGCGAGACTGGATCGCCGTAATGATCTCGCTACCTGTGGAGAGGCGCAGGCTACCTGCTTGGTTCGTCGCTGCAGGAGTCCAGTTGGTGGCGTCTTCCTGATCGCTCCACCGAATTAGCATGGGGTCTAGGTCGCTGCTACCAATATCATTGGCGCCGAAGCAGAAGACAAAGCGGTTATCCGACACAAAAACTATGTTTTGCACCACAGGAACGTTTGACGCTCCAGCCTCCGCCGATAGATAGGTACCCCGAGAGGCAATACCTACACTTGCATCCCAGATAAAGACTTCTCCACCCCGAGGTCCGAAGATCAGGTCCTCACCAAAGTTACTCTGGCTCCAGAGGCGGATAGGCTCAAGCCCAGTCGTACCTGTACCCCAAGGACCAAGGCCCCAGCCACCAGCGCCCCAACCCACAAGCGGCACGGGAAGTTCAGGGCCAGTATTGATCTGGTAGGCACCGACCACGGAGGCTCCGCCATTACCCGAGTCGCTAGCATTAGCCGTGACCGTGGCTCCTCCCGTGTCCTTCGCGACAATCTCGTAGGTGTCTGCATCGACCACGAGGGAGACTTGATACTCTTGGTTCAGCACGTCGGCTGTAATGTTACCGCCCAGAGATACAGCGCCGCTAAATGTCACAAAGTCGTTGACGATAGCCCCATGATCCGTGTCGCTGACTGTGATCGTGGAAGAGCCATCGGTAGCAGAAAAGGTTACGTCCCCGGCAGCAGTGGTGCTGCGGATGGGAGTGATGTCGTAGTACTCGCCGCCCTGCTCAATGTAGTACTTGAGGTTCGTGCCTACGGCAACGAGGTTTTGCGAGCCCAGTGTGACCCAGTTGAAAAGAGACCGGGCAGTGCCGAGGTAAGTGTAAGTAGAGGTACGCTGCCAACCGCCGATTTTCTCAGGCAAGCCTTGACGGAACCGCACCTTATCGCAGTCGTACCAGCGGCCTTCGTCGGTGTACCGAGTCTGTTCTTTGTTTACACCCGGCTTGAGCAGTACCTTCTGTAGAGCCATAGCGAACCCATCACATAGTCGCGCCAGACATCGGCACGGTGGTTACCTTGATTGCTACGCTCTGCTTGAGGACTAGGGATTCACCGCAGTCTGAGCAGGTGTCTGCCGCAAGCTCTGCCTCGTCCACGTCGAAACCGCAGTTGGCGCAGACCACTTCAAGCTCATGGGCGGGATCAATAATACCTGATCCTAAGAACTTAGGTTGAACAACCTTCTTCATACGGCCTCCCGCCAGTCCAGTCCCTGCCACAATGCAGCTTCGGCTGCACGGCGCTTCACAAGCCCCTCAAGAACTTTGCCGCCCGCTCGATTCCATCGCTGGATTTGCGTAGGCACGTCGCTAATAGGTCCATAATTAATGCGATTAAGGAGAGTGCTTTCCTTGAAATTGCCCGGGCCAAGGTTAAACACCCACGCCACGAGAGCATCGAACTCATTTTGCTTGAGAGCGACTTCCACCATGTCGTTAACATAGCCTTCGAACTCCTCAAGGTCTTCAATCAAGTAAGCTTCCGCCGCTTCTTGGTTGATTACATCCCCTTCTCGGACGCCGCCAGTATGCCCATAGCCAATAGTCCACACGTTAGCAGGACATAGGTATGCTTCCAAACGGCACCCTTCAAAATGCTTAATAAGTTCAACACCTTCCGTACCCGTCTTCATCCTGTTCTTCATCTCAGTCCTGCCGTTGGCTGCTGCCGAAGTAGAACGCAATAACCGTACTAAACGAGCCAGTAATCGACCCAAGAATGAGGTTGATGATCGCATCGCTGTTCTGGTCCGGCGGGAGGATGGTCACGAGAACAATATAGCCTGCAAACAACAGACACAGGGCGATAGCTAGGAACCGCGCCGTCCAGTCCTTAGCGAAGTGCTTCCGGGCATCGGCAGTATCGGCGGTCTGGAGCGCGTAGAGGTCAACGTCCAGCTCTTTCATGCGAGCTTCGAAGTCCAGCTCAGCTTTCTTAATCTCGCTGAGCTGTTCGGGCGTGGCCTTTGCTAGCGCTTTCTGCAAGCTCTGAGGATCGTTGTCACAACCCAGAACCCCTGCAATGGCTGAGGCTGCTGCGCCGCCAAGGGGGCCACCAAGCGCTGTACCGAGGGTAGGTGCTACGGCACCGACGATGTTCTTGATGGCGTCAAAGTTCATTTACCTATCGCCCAAAAAAGCCCTAGAAGGAAGGGATACATACCGACTGTCAGGCCTATGGCCCACTTCATCCAACCTTCTAATCTACTCATGCGGTCACCCACATCAGTAAACCGTTGTTCTATCGCTGCATAGCGCTGGGTGCATTCGCGCTCATGAGCCGCAAGTTCCACGAGGGCTTTTTCAGCGAGGTCCATGGTTACGTTCCTTCTGGCTCTGCCTGTACCTCTCCGGTTTCGGCGTTGTTGGCGGTGTTAAACTCGGCTTCCTGCACTGCCTTGACCACGGCGTTCTGCCGGGCCTGAAGGACTAACTGACGCTCTTCTAGGACCATCTGCAGTTCGCCAATCTCGCGCTGAAGCTGCTGAACTCGGCCAAGGTTAATCTTCGCTGCATCCGGCAGTGCGTCGATAGCGTATTCTTTGTCGTCGATGGTGATAGTCGGTGTTGCTTCGCTCATGATTCGGCCCTAATCAGGTTTGTCGGTTACTTCTTCCGTTGAAGGTGGCTTCAACTCGTGTATTACAAAGCTTAGTGTAGCGTAGAACCCGTAGCACAGAAACGTTAGCACGATGATCGTTAATACGGTCCAGAACGTGTCTCTGCGCCTACGCTGTTGTGCATATATGGCCTTCTCGCGCTCCAGCCGAATGCGCCTCCTCAAGCCGATAAGCTCGGTCCACGCATCCTTGCCGTAGGCATACAGGATAATCTCGCGAAGTTCCTTCTCCTGCGCCTGCGCTTTCCTGCGGTGCGCGAATATCTCTAGTGCTTCTTGCTCTACGGACTTCCTGCTCGTAAGTTTCTTGAACAGAGGCGGATTCTTGGCATTTTTCTCCGCCTCGCCCAAATCGGATATGGCCGTGTACCACTGGGCCATCTGACCCATGCAGTCTTCCAGTTCCTTCCCCGCTGCGACTAACTTCTTGACGCCATTGAACGCCGCCGTAGCCGTAGCTATGGCAGTTATAGGGTCTAACATGGGCTACGCCCCCCATAACCACGGCCCTGTTTACTGCGTACTACTAAACGTCAATGCCAGCAGCGGCCAAATCAGCGGCGCGCTTCGCTTCAAAGGCAGCGACGATCTCGGGGGTATGCACGGCGTTAGCAATGGCTACAACCGTTGCGTCTTCCCCGGTCAGGTCTTGGCCCGGCTGGACCACATGACGGTGATAGGAGCGGCTAACCACTTCACCGTCCTTTTTGATGATCGTTGCAGTGCGTACTTGAATGATCTTGTACTCACTGACGACTTCGATCTTGTCTACGGCTTTCTCTTCGGTAAGCATGATGGCTCCTTAAGAATCGGTCATATAGGTGCAGACAGCGTTGATGGCACCGGATGAAAAGCTAGTGGGCCCCCACGACCAGTTGTCTATGTATGCGGCGCTAACAGACGCCGTTCTGGAGCCCGCCGTAGTCAGCCCGTAGCCTGAGCCGTCACCAACAACGCCAGTGAAGGTGTCGTTTGGAGTTTGCCCGCCATCATTAGTTGTGGAGAAGGGCAAGCACCCAGAGCCAAAGATAATATATCCCGTACCGGTGCCACTATTGATAGCAAGACTGCTGCCGTTTATCTGCCCAAAGACATGCACAACCCGGCCAATCTTGACGTACTCGGCGTAGTAGCTTGATACCGTTCCACTTAAAGGGACAAGGTACGAGCCGCCAACGTTTAGCGTAAAGGTGCCTTTCTCGTAATCGTCGAGATAGTCTGCGCTACCGCTGCCGTTGAAA